ACGATGTATTTGGTTATCAAGAACGTTGGGCTGAGTATCGTTACAACCCCGCGCTTATTACTGGTTTGTTTAAGTCTACAAGTGCTGGAACTATTGATGGTTGGCATCTTGCTCAGAAATTTACCAGCTTGCCTACCTTGAACAGTACTTTTATTCAGGAGAATCCTCCTATTAGTCGTATTGTTGCTGTTGGTTCTGCTGCTAATGGTCAGCAGTTCTTATGCGATACCTTCTTTAATAATCGTATTGCTCGCCCTATGCCTTTGTACTCTGTGCCTGGCTTGATCGATCATTTCTGATTGTTTTTAACTATGCCCTGTGCGATTCCGATAGGAATTGCATAGGGGAAAGGGTTTATGTATGAGTTTATTTGACGATATTGCGGATTTTATTTCGCCCGTTACTGATCTTTTAGATCCTGTAATTGGTGGTATTTCTTCTGCGGCTAAGGCTTTACAGCCTATGGCCAGTTATGCTATGCCTGTTGCTTCTTATCTTGGTACTCAAGCTACTAATGAGTCTAATTTAGATGTTGCTAATACTAATAATGCATGGTCTGCTCAACAGTATGCCAAGCGTTATCAGACTATGACTAGTGATATGTCCGCTGCTGGTTTAAATCCAATGCTTGCTTATTCACAATCTGCTGGTGCTTCTCCTACTGCTCAACAGGTTAATTTTCAGAACCCCATGGCTTCTGCTACTCAGGCTTACCAAGAGTCTAAACAGCGTGATGTTATGTCTGCTCAGATTGACAATCTCAAATCTGATACTGAAAAGAATAATGCTGCTGCGCTTTTAAACAAGTCTCAAGCTAATGAGGCTGATGAGCGTGCAAGAGTTGCTTCTGCTACTGCCGCTAAGACTGCTTTGGATATTCATCACACTACTAATACTACTATGCCGACCCAGAAGGCGCTTGGCGCTGTGTATTGGTCTCAGATTGATGTTAATAAGGCAACATTGCCTAAAATTGCTCAAGAGATTAAAACTGGTGGTGCGTATGCTCAACAAGCCTATTCTCAGGCTTACAAGGCTTTACAAGATGGTAAAGTATCTTCCCAAGAGTTCGAAATCGTTCGACAAGCTGCTGAATATGCCAAGAAAACTGGCATGTTAGATCCAGCTCTTCGCTCTTTGTCTACGGCCGCTGGTGCAGCGGCTAGTGTTTCACCCCCTACCCGAACTGTTTTGCATAGGAGAGTCAAATGACTATATTTTTGCGTACACCCTACAACTATGATACTAATGAGGCTAGTGATGCCTCTGGTCTACTTTGTGAAGACCCTTCTTTGGCTCAACAACATGCCAAAGAAGAATCTGATATTAATACTATCGTTCGTCGATTTGGCCTTACTGGTGAGCTTCCTAATGGCGTTCGTGCGCCTCAATATGGTGACTTTACCGAAGCCACCGATTACCATACCGCTATGAATGCGGTTATTTCTGCCAATAATGCGTTTATGACGCTACCAGCTGACATTCGCGCCCGTTTTAACAACGATCCCGGCGCTTTTGTCGATTTCTGTTCTGATGACAAGAACAGAGAAGAGGCCAAGCAACTTGGCCTTATCGTAGGCTCATCTAATGAGCCTGAACCCAACCCCGCACCTGAAGGTGGCGGGGTAGCACAGTCTTCTACTTGATCTTAACTGTGCTAGGTGACACCTTTATCAACCAACTGGAGTAATCTATGAAACCGTTATCCCGTAAACATGTCTCAAAACATAAGTCTGCACATAGCTTTCGTCATCATGTAGCGCATACGAAAGGTTTAAACCTTTCACCTCCTCCAATGCGCGGTGGTATCCGTCTGTGAATGGCATGCTTTTCACCGTTACAGGCTTTTCAATGCAGTGATGGTTCTGTGGTTTTTAAGGAGAACCGAAACGATGTTGTTCGGTCTCTTTCTTTACCTTGTGGCCAGTGTGTTGGGTGTCGCCTTGAGCGCAGCCGCCAGTGGGCGGTGCGCTGTATGCATGAAGCAAGTCTCTACGATGAGAATTGCTTCATTACGCTGACTTATGACAATGACCATTGTCCAACCGATAGGTCTTTGAACTACGGTGATTATCAGCGTTTTATGAAACGCTTGCGAAAGCGTTTTCCTGATTCAAAAATTCGTTTCTACATGTGTGGAGAATATGGTGAACAATTTGAAAGACCGCATTTTCATGCCTGTTTATTTGGGTTTAATTTCCCAGATCGAAAAGTTTGGAAAAAAACTTCTTCAGGTTCTATTATTTATCGATCAGCATTGCTGGAAGATATTTGGCCTTTTGGTTTTAGTTCCATTGGTGATGTTACTTTTGAATCGGCTGCTTATGTAGCTCGGTATGTAATGAAGAAGATCAATGTTTCTTCTGCTACCCCGTTGCATTTGAGAGATCATTACGAGACTACTGATTTTGAAACTGGAGAGATCAAAGATCGAACTCCAGAGTTTAATAAGATGAGTCTTAAGCCTGGTATTGGTCTGGGCTGGTTGAAGAAGTATTCTTCAGATGTTTATCCACATGACTATGTTGTTGTTAATGGGAAGGAGGTTAGACCTCCTAAGTACTATGACAAAAAATTTGCCGAATCCAATCCCTTTGATTACGAAGCCCTCCAGCTCGTCAGATTCCTTGAAGGTCAATCTAGATCGTCTGACAATACCCCTGAAAGGTTACGCGTTAAAGCGTTGGTTTGCGAAGCAAAGACTGGTCAATTGAGAAGAGAAATTCGATAGGAAAATACAATGACTAAAGATGTTCAAATTATGGAAATTCGAGATATAGTTCATGCCGCGAAGTTGTTAAAACTTCTTCGTTTGAAAGAGTCTCTAATTCAACAACAATTAGAGTTTGTTCGTAACTATTTGAAAGATAAATCATGATTCAAATTATTTGTGCTGTTAAAGATCGTGCGGCTGATGCTTTTGGTCGTCCTTTGTTTGTTCCTTCTGTTGGTTTGGCTATTCGTAGTTTTTCCGACGAAGTGAATCGTTCTGATTCTGAAAACCAAATGTTTAATCATTCTGATGATTTTGATTTGTATGAAATTGGTTCTTTTGATGACAACACTGGTATTATTGAGTGCCACCCTCAGCCAAAGTTGCTGTCACTTGGTAAGTCTGTAAAGGTTTAACAGCGGGGCTTCGGCCCCTTTTTTTTGGAGTTTTTTATGCATCGCAATCAATCTGTGAACACTCACCAGTTCGCTATGGTTCCTAAGGCTGACATTCCACGGTCTAGCTTTAATATTCAAACCGCTCATAAGACTACTTTTGATGCTGGTTATCTTGTTCCTGTTTATGTTGATGAAGTATTGCCAGGTGATACTTTTAATCTTCGTATGACTGCTTTTACTCGTCTGGCTACGCCTCTTTATCCAACTATGGATAATATGTATCTAGATTCTTTTTTCTTTTTTGTACCTAACCGTCTTATTTGGAATAATTGGCAGCGTTTTATGGGTCAACAAGATGATCCTGGCGCTTCTACTTCTTATGTAATTCCTCAACAAGTGTCGCCAAGTTCTGGTTATGCTGTCGGTTCTTTGCAGGACTACATGGGTTTGCCAACTGTTGGTCAGGTTTCATCTGGTCAAACTGTTTCGCATTCTGCTTTGCATTTGCGTGCTTATAATTTAATTTGGAACGAATGGTTCCGTGATCAGAATTTACAAAATTCTGTTGTAGTAGATAAGGGTGATGGTCCCGATACTGTTTCTAACTACACTCTTTTGAAGCGTGGTAAACGCCACGATTACTTTACTTCTTCTTTGCCTTGGCCTCAGAAAGGTAATGCTGTTACTTTGCCACTGGGCACTCAGGCTCCAATTCGCATGAAGTCTAATTACACTCCTGCGATTGATGGTAAGTATTTTGCTCCTGGTGTTAATCCTGATGGAACAGCTTATCAAGGTTATAACACCACTCCAGCTGGTTATGCTGGTTCTTTGATGCCTAATGGTACTTCTGTTACTTTGTGGGCTGATTTGGCTAATGCTACTGCTGCAACTATTAACCAGTTGCGTCAATCTTTTCAGATTCAGAAACTACTTGAAAGGGATGCTCGCGGTGGTACTCGTTACACTGAAATTATTCGCGCTCATTTTGGAGTTATTAGTCCTGACGCTCGTCTGCAGCGTCCTGAGTATTTGGGTGGTGGTTCGACACCTATTCAGATCAACCCTATTGCTCAAACCTCAGGTACTAACGCCTCAGGCACGTCTACTCCGTTGGGTAATCTTGCGGCGATGGGAACTGGTCTCGCAAGCGGTCACGGATTTACTCAATCGTTCACAGAACACGGTGTCATTATTGGACTTGTATCCGTTCGTGCGGATCTCACATACCAGCAAGGTCTCCGTCGTATGTGGTCTCGTAGTACTCGGTACGATTTTTATTTCCCTGCTTTTGCTATGCTTGGGGAACAGGCTGTTCTGAACAAGGAAATTTATGTCACAGGTACTTCTACTGATAATGATGTATTTGGTTATCAAGAACGTTGGGCTGAGTATCGTTACAACCCCGCGCTTATTACTGGTTTGTTTAAGTCTACAAGTGCTGGAACTATTGATGGTTGGCAT